AAACTCCAAGAATTAGAGAACGAGATTAATTCCAAACAAATGGATATTAATTTAGCCGATGCTCAATCTACTGCCACAGGTATTGGTGGTATTATGCAACGATCTTGGAGACCATTAATAGGCATGAGTTGTGCTCTTGCTATTTTTTGGGAATATGTTGCTAAACAATTTATTATGTTTCTTCTTGCTGCTTTTAGCATAGAACATGATCCTCTCCCCGCATTAGATATGGGTGTTTTAATGCCTTTAGTCATGGCTCTTTTAGGTATGGCAGGTATAAGATCATTTGAAAAAGTTAAGAAACTTACAAAATGAAGTGCATAAAATGTGGATGTATGTGTCATTGCGAACAAACATGCATGTGTGAATGCGCTATATGTGAACATGAAGAAGCAAGTAGCAAATAGCACTATTGATCATGTTGTCAAAAAGACTACAATGGGAGACGGTAGAATCAGTTGGTCTACTATGAATAAACATAAACGACGAAACTTTAAAAAATATAGGGGTCAAGGACGATGACAAAAAAGAAACCGGGACTATGGGCTAATATAAACAAAAGAAAAAAAGCAGGTACAAGTAGATCAAAAAAGAACTCAACTATTTCAAAAGAAGCTTGGGAAAATATGAAAAAAGGATTTCCAAAAAAGAAAAAACAGAATGATTAAATTAATAAAAAAGTTTTTTAACTTTTTTAAAAAAGAAAAAATAGACGAACATGAAAAACATTGGGGAATAGGATCATGAATTTAGAAGATTTAAAAAATGAGATTAAAAAAGAAGAAGGTTATCGACTAGAAGTTTATATTGATACAGAGGGATTTCCCACTGGAGGCTATGGTCATAAAATAATAGACGGTGAGAAAATTCCTACAACTAAAGAAGGTTGGGAAGAGTTATTTGAAAAAGATTTTTCTCGTGCTTGTGAAGGTGCCATGAATATATGTGGTGATTGGAACATTAAAGATGAAGCCAAAGCCATTATTATTCACATGGTTTATCAAATGGGTGAGGCAGGAGTTCGTAAGTTTAAACGTGCTTTAAGCCATTTAAAAAAGGCAGAATACAAGTATTGTGCGGGCGAAATGATGAATTCGCGGTGGGCAAATCAAACCCCTAATCGTGCAAAAAGACTTAGCAATCATATGGCTAATTTATAAACGTGGATATAATTCGATTTACAGACCATTTAAAAAAAATAATTAAGACTAGACAAAGTGACATTTCGTCTGCTATTAGTAATGGTAATGCAAAATCTTACGATGAGTATAAACAACTTGTCGGTGAGCATTTAGCATATACTAACATTTTACAGGAACTCTCGGACCTGCTAAAAAAACAGGAGCTAATAGATGACGAAACTGATAGTGCCTAAGCACTTAAAAGAAAAGGTAGAAAAACAGAAGGAAGAATCCGAAGCTGCAAAGCTACCAAATCCAACTGGCTGGAGACTTTTATTATTACCAGTCAGACTTCAAGAAAAAACAAAAGGCGGTGTTTACTTAACCGACGATACAATTAGCATGGCACAAATTGCCGGAAACGTTTGTAAGGTTTTGAAGATAGGACCTTCAGCTTACAAAGACAAAGATCGTTTCCCCGATGGACCATGGTGCAAGGAAGGCGATTGGGTAGTTATTACCAAATATGCCGGATCCAGATTGTATATTGACGGTGGGGAATTGCGTGTTGTGAACGATGATGAAATCATTGCACAAGTCGACGATCCAATGAGTATTCTTCCGTCTAACGTAAAACTAGACAAGGTAGAAAGGTAGGTAGCCATGGCAGAAGATAAATCCAAAATGGTAGATATCGATACTTCCGGTGATGAAGTGGAAATTGTTTTAGATGAACAAGAATCTAAAAATAAAAAAGAAACAGAACATCACGGTGAAGTAAAAGAACAAGTAAGCGTTCAAGAAACACAAGAAGAGAACGTTGAACAAGCACAAGAATCAGATGGTTTAGATGATTATAGTGAATCTGTTAAAAAGAGAATTGCTAATCTCACTAAAAAATATCGCGAAGCTGAAAGACAAAGAGAAGAGGCTTTAAAGTATGCAGAAGGATTAAAGAAGCAATACGAAGAAAGCCAAACCAAATACTCTCAGTTAGATAAAGGATATTTGAGTGAGTTTGAATCTCGAGTAACGACTCAAACTGAAGTTGTTAAAGACAATCTAAAAAGAGCTATTCAAGCAAGAGATGCTGACGCTATTGTCAAAGCACAAGAACAACTTGCTCAATTGACTTTAGATAATGAACGTCTTAAAGCAACAAAGAGGTTGGAAGAAGAGAAAGCGGCTCAACCTCAAACACAGGCAATTCCTCAACAACCACAGCAGTATCAACAACCACAACCTCAACAACCCGATCCAAAAGCGGAAAAATGGGCAAGAGAGAACGCGTGGTTTGGTCAGGACGAGGCCATGACGTACGCTGCCTTCGGAATTCATAAAAAACTTATTGAAGAAGAAGGATTTGACGCACAGTCAGATGAATACTATAATGAAATCAATTCTCGAATGAGAAAAGAGTTTCCTCACAAATTTTCCGGTGAGGCAAATGTCGGAAGGCAATCGAAACCCGTCCAAACGGTTGCTTCTGCGAAGCGCGTAAATAAAGATGGACGCAGATCTGTAAGGCTCACACCCTCACAGGTAGCAATAGCCAAAAGGCTAGGTGTGCCGTTAGAAGAGTACGCTAGATACGTGAAGGAGGCGTAATAATATGGAAAATGAAACTAAGATAAACAAAACTTCACGCAAGTTGGAAACCCGTGAAACGGAAGCTCGACCAAAAGCATGGGTACCACCTTCATCACTCGAAGCGCCACAACCTGACGAAGGCTGGCATCATCGATGGGTAAGATACGAATATCGTGGAATACCTGACGATAAGAATGTCAACGGTAGGTTAAGACAAGGGTATGAATTTGTTAAATCAGATACATACGGCGATCGTCTTGATATACCGGCAATAGCCGACGGAAAGTTCAAAGGCGTCATAGGAATAGGGGGACTTATTCTTATGCGGTGTCCAGTTGAGATTAAGAAGCAACGTGATGCGTACTTCAAGTCTCAAACAGAAGGCCAAATGCAGAGTGTTGATAACGACTTAATGAAAGACGAGCACCCTAACATGCCAATCCATAGGGAAAGGCAAAGTAGAGTAAGCTTCGGAGGCCCAAAGCCAACCGAAGATTAATTAACTAAAATATACTTAGGAGGTATATACTATGGCAAATAAAGACGCAGCCTTTGGTTTACGCCCACTTGCAAAATTAGGCGGAAACTATAACTCATGTGGTTTTTCCACATACGCTGTGAAGTCTGGTAATAACTCAGGGAATATTTTTGAGGGTGCAGTTGTAAAACTAGGATCTGACGGATACGTAGTCGTTGCAGGCGACAGCGATACTCAAATTTTGGGTGTTGCAGGCGGTATTGAATATACAGCAGCAGACGGTAAGCCGACATTTTCTAATTACTTTCCAGATACAACTACAACTCAAGGTTCCGCTGATATTAAGATCAGAGTGTACGATGACCCTAATCAATTATTTTTGATTCAGGCTGATGGTACTTCTGCTCAGACTTCAATTGGAATGAACGCTGATGTTGCTGGAAACGCAAACGGTAGCACAACGAACGGTATATCAAGTGGTGAATTAGACTCATCAACTCTTGCTACAACAGACTTAATGTTGAGAGTAGTTGGTGTGACAGCAGATCCAGATAATAGCGATTTAGGTAGTGATAACGCTAACTTAATCGTAAAGATCAACGATCATTTCTATGCACCAAATACAGCAGGCGTATAGGAGGTTAATCTATGGCTATATCTAGAAGTCAACTCGTTAAAGAGTTGGAGCCGGGTCTAAACGCACTGTTTGGCTTGGAATATCAAAAGTACGAAAACGAACACGCTGAAATCTTTAATCAAGAATCATCAGACAGAGCTTTCGAAGAAGAAGTAATGTTAACAGGTTTTGGTAACGCACCTGTGAAGCAAGAGGGCGCAGCAGTAACATTTGACTCTGCAAACGAAGCATACACAGCACGTTATTCACATGAAACCGTAGCTTTAGCATTCTCTATTACTGAAGAAGCTGTGGAAGATAATCTTTATGACAGATTATCAGCTCGTTACACAAAAGCATTGGCAAGATCAATGGCACACACAAAGCAGATCAAAGCAGCAAACGTATTAAATAATGCGTTTACAGGCGGTGCTTCTGCTGGTGGTGACGGCGTTTCTCTTGTGAACACAGCACACCCAACAACAGGTGGCGGTTCGTTCTCAAATAGAAACTCAACCGATGCAGACCTTAACGAAACATCACTCGAGCAGGCGATGATTGACATTTCTCAATTCATCGATGAGAGAGGACTAAAGATTGCTGTACAAGCAAGAAAAATGATTGTCCCACCTCAATTAATGTTCGTAGCGGATAGAATCCTTAACTCAACATTGAGAACAGGTACAGCCGACAATGACATCAACGCATTAGTGAACATGTCAATGTTGCCTGAAGGTTATAGAGTAAATCACTATCTAACAGATACTGATGCATACTTCATCATGACCGACTCACCTAATGGATTCAAGCACTTCGTGAGAACTCCATTAGCGACAGCTATGGAAGGTGATTTCGATACAGGTAACGTGAGATACAAAGCTAGAGAGAGATATTCTTTCGGTTTCTCAGATCCACGTTGTGTATACGGTTCACAAGGTTCCTAATCGGAACATTTGTTTTTTATAAACAAATCCTTTCAAAAAGGGCGGTTGTATCCGCCCTTTTTTTATGTCATATTAAAGGTCTAGCAAAATAAGTCACATAAACTGAGCTAGCAGACGGTATAGAGATTATGTGGCTGGTCTATACAACCAAGGAGGTTTAATATGGCAAATACTACTTTTTCAGGACCAGTTATCTCAGATAACGGTTTTACATCCACAGCGATTTTGTTCGCTAATTTACCATCGGCTTCAGCAAATGAAGGCCGTATTATCTTTTGTTCTAATGCATTAAAAGCATCTGAAACAACTGGTAATGGCACAGGTAACTTAGTTTTTTCAGACGGTTCAAACTGGATTCGTGTAGATACTGGCGCAACCGCTGGTGCATAAGGAGATAAACTATGGCTTTTGATAGTGATGTTCTTGTTAAAGGTGCGGCAGCCAATACCACTACTACAATAAATACTCAACGTTCTCGTTTAAAAGGATTTATTATTGGTGTGGGAGCAGGCAACGGAACCGTTACTTTTAACGACGGTGGCACTGCTAAATTCAATGTAGCTGTGACAGCTAGTACGTCAGATGTGGCGATGAACATTCCTGAGCAAGGAGTTGTCTTCACGTCAAATCTGAATGTAACTACAGTTAACTGCACAGTGAATGTATTCTACACAGGATAATGGCGGACAAACAACCACCGAAAACTAAAAAATATTTCCGCTCTACCAAAAGTGGAGCGGGAATGACCAAAGCAGGTGTCGCTCGATACCGAAAAGAAAACCCCGGTTCAAAATTAAAAACCGCAGTCACAGGAAAAGTAAAACCCGGCAGTAAAGATGCCAAAAGAAGAAAGTCTTACTGTGCACGTTCTGCTGGTCAAATGAAACAATTTCCCAAAGCAGCGAAAGATCCTAATTCAAGATTGAGACAAGCTCGTAAACGTTGGAAGTGTTAAATGAAGCATGATTGGTTGATATATATCGCGGCGATAGCGATGTTTATATTGACCGTTGGTCTTGCTTTCGCTGAAACCAATACCGTATCAAGTACGGTAGTAACTAATTCTACTCCCCCCACCGCAAATGCACCCACTATCATGAATAATAATAGTGATATTTGTAAGGTGGGTGTTGGAGCTTCAGTTCAAAACAACGTTGTCGGAGTAGCTACAGGCGTCGTTATTGACGATGAGCTGTGTCAAAAATTAAAACTATCACGGTCTATGTATGCCTACGGTATGAAAGTTGCGGCCGTGAGTATATTATGTCAAGATTCACGAGTCTGGGACGCCATGACCGATGCAGGCACTCCTTGCCCTGCACGAGGATCTATAGGAGCCGAAGCAGCTCAATATTGGACTGATAACCCCGATGAAATTCCAGACGGAAGTAAATACAAAACAGAATACGTTCAAGCCAACAAACCAGAACCTAAGGAGTTCAGTGATGCTGACAATGCTTTATTATTTAAAACTTTGTTTATTATTGCTACTGGTTTCCTTATCCTCTAAAGCAGATACCTGTTTACCTGATGCCGAAGGACTTTGTACTCCGGGCGTTACTGTAGAGGAACAAGTCACTGTAGAAAAGACGGAAGAAGATAAAGGTACAGAAATTATCTTCACTACCACAACAACAAAAACTACCACCACAACCACAGTTACTAATGAAGATTCCGGTGATATTCTTGAATACGAAGAAGGTTTTTTATCTATTGAAAGATACGAAGGTGATATGGACTATGACTGGGGAGGTGAGGGTCCCGCAAGTATACCATCAGGTACCTATTGTGGTGATTTAGGAACCGACACATGTGCAGAAATTACAGGCAGTGGTAATGATAAATCTATTATGGGTGTCGATGGTATGGGTTCAACTTTTTATCAAGAAGTTGACATTTCTAATTTAAATATAGATAACGGTGGTAAAGTTACATATTCCATAAAAGTCGATAAACAAGATG